TTCTGGTGCGTATATGTCCATTTCTGTCCTTTCCTTAGTAACCTAGAGTTTATGCACAGTATGGGACATTTTTCCAGCGAGTATATGAAATTGTTATCTTCGGTTTACTCTGCTGGCACAGTTCCGTGTGAGCTATTCCCTAAGTTCTGGTTCCCCGAAGACTTCCCCGACCCAGAGATTCGTCAAGCTGCAACCGTGCTGGCTAAAGAACTTTGTGGTCTTTGCCCAGTCAAAACTGAGTGTTTTCAGTATGCACTGGAGAATGATGAGCGTCACGGCATTTGGGGTGGAACAAGCCCAGACGAACGCTAATTTGACTTTTTGTTTTTAGCTGTTGTAGGGTCTGCCTATGAATCCAGAACGGCTATACCTCAAGCTACAAAAAGCAATCGAAGAAGCGCCTTACCACCCACCTTGTCAGGTAACAGACCCTGAGCTTTGGTTTGGAGTGGAGAATGAAGAAGGCAGATATCACGCCGATTTTCGTCAAGCTAAACAGCTATGCAATAACTGCCCAGTAATAAACATCTGCGCTCAGTATGCGATTGCCGCTAATGAGCCTGAGGGTGTCTGGGGTGGCCTATCACCGAAAGAACGCCAACAAATGAGAAGAGCCCTCGATAGAAACTATCGAAGGCCCCGTTCAAAAAACTATGTTTGATTACTTCTCAGCGAGGTCTGGGTCGTTGTCATCGACCATATCGTCAAAAGTGAAGTCGCCATCTTTTTCTACTTCAAGCGCTGCTTTGAGCGAGTCGTTGCTCTCTGCCGATTTGGCCACAGCTGCTCGAAAGGCATTGGCAACATCCTGAGCGTCTAGGCTGCCCTGCCAAGTTAGAGATACACCGAGCATTGTTAGAACAGCTGCGAAGGCAGTACCAACACCGATGATGGAACCGAGCCACCAGTCACCATTGGTTGCGATGGAACCGACACCAGTACCTGCAAAGAAGGTTGCGAAGAATAAACCAATCGCCCTTACAAAAATCTGCTTAGTTATTTCTTTCACTTATTCTCCTCGATTGCCTTGTATAGGTCTGCCTTTTGAGCGGTAGTTCCAAACACTCCTTTGAGTGTCCTGCTAAGAGTTGCGTGTAGGTGAGCGCCAGTTGAAGCTGAGCCAGTGTTGCCGACCAAGCCAATCGGCTCCCCAGCTTTTACCCTTGTGCCTTCGGCTAAGGTCGGCTTCTTGTGGAGATGGCAGTAACCAATAAACCAAACCTTCTTGTTCTTGTCCATCACACGCTGTACTAGAACGTGACCAAGAATCTTGGATTCAAAGATACCGACTACAGTGCCATTGGCGATTGCTGGAATAGGAGTACCAGCCTTCATAGCCCAGTCGGTGCCAGAGTGTGGTTGCATACCGTTCTTTCGGCGGTACTCGGAGAGTGTGCCGTAGTGTCCAGTGATGCGGTTGTCAGGAAAAGGTTTCTGCCAGGTCATAGACCTATTTTACTCAGACTTGTCCCATCGAATCGGGAAAGTAAGAATCCAGACACTGAGCGTAATCAAGATAAGCATCCCAGTTACATCTCTAGCCGAACCCTCTAGTACTAGCCAAGCTACTGCCATACCTAGCAGAGTCCAAGACTGGTCAATTAGGTCTTTGAATAGGGCTTTCAGGAATTTCATTATGGGTTTCTCCTCATTGCTGCTACAGCACCTGCTGAAGCTACTTGTGCGACTTGTCCAGCGATAACGGCGGCGACAATAACTTCTTCGCTTCGCTCTCGCTGCTCAGGGGCCATATCTGACCCAATGTTCCCCAGCTCATTGAAGGTGTCTAGGATTGCTCCAGCTACATCTCCGATAAGTGGAATAGCAGCAATTTCGGCTGGGAGTTCTTCATCATCTGCCTGAGCTGCCTCCATAAGCAGGTCTAGGGCGGATTGATACTCAGGTGAGCCCCGTTCGGCAGTTTCTAATACGGCAATAGCCTCTTCTTTTATTTCTTCAACTGTAGGTTGAATTGGCTCAGGTTCTGGGGTAGGCTCAGGTTCTGGGCTCGGTTCGGGCTCTACTGGAATAGGAGTAGGCGATGGATTTTCCGTTGGCAATGGTTTTGGTTCTTGTGGTTCCTGCGTTGGCTGTGGCTCTGGCTGAACCACTTCTGGCTCGGTTGGAACGGGCTCGGGGGTTACAACAGGCTCTGGTTGTGGCTGAGGCTCTGGAACAGGATTTGGCGAAGGCTCAGTTACAGGAGGCAAGACAGGCTCTGGTTCAGGCTGAGGCTCAGGAGTTGGCTCAGGCGAAACCGAAGGCTCGGGCGAAGGCTCCAAAATCTCAGGCTCAGGCGAAGGTTCAACAGGCTCAGGTTCCAAAGGCACGGAAACCACGCCCAAAACCGAATCAATAAGCGCATAGTGCGCATCGTGCCAAGCATCGTAGGCGGAAGCTAGCTGCTCTGATGTGCTAGATGGATTGCCTAGCGTTCCGTATAAAGCATCTAGCGTAGATTGAGCTACAACTACACCTGCTTGCCAGCCAGCTAAATCTTGTATTTGATTACCGACTGATTGCATTGCAGCCCAATAATCTTGAAAGGCTGCGTCAATTAGAGAGTTGTAATTGACTGGCTGTTGCTCTATCTGTTCTTCAGCGTGAGCTGGATGAGTAAGCAGTAGTGGTGAAAATGCTAAGCCGAGCGCTAGAGCTGCCTTTAGATGTTTTGCCATACCGAAGCCGCTATCGCACCTATTACAGCTGAAGCTCCTGCTACAGCCCACATTCTTCGTTCTAGGTTACGTAAGCGCATTTCGTGGTCTTTTATGTTGCGCTCTACCCAGTCAATGTGGGTAGGTATTTTTTCGTTTAGTCGCTCGACTTGTTTGATAAGTTCAATAGCCCAAGCAGGGATTTCTTCATTCACTAGACACGCTCCAAATAGCAAGTGGTCTAGGTTGTAAGAAGTATTTTACAGGATAAGTGTATCTGCTTCTTCGACAGTCAAAGGCTGACCTGCAATAAGCTTTGCCTTAGCAGATGCCTTTAGTGCAGCAAGTGCTTCGGCAGCAGCTTCACGCTCTGCCTGTTCCTGAGCGAACTGAGCAGCATCAGCTTCACGCTGAGCGATTTCCTCGGCGGTTAGGGGAACGATAGATTCCCTCTCGCCCTCTGGCTTTGAAAGGTCTACGATAATCTTTACTGGAGTTTCCATTGTTCTATCCTATCTAAGAGATGATGTAAAGGCTAACTGTTGAGCCTTGTATAAAATTCACTCCTGCAGCTAGACCAAAGCTAGTTACAGCGGCAGTTTGAGTTGATGTAATAGCGTCTATTGATTGGGCTGCTTCTGTCCCATTATGTTCGGTAACGCCATCGCCACTCATAACCTTTGTTTGTGAGCCTGTGTAGTTTGGCAGGTAAAAAGAAAAGCTGCTAAAAGTGTTAGCTGTTGCTAGGCTGCCTGTTGTTCCTGCATAAATTCTTGTGTAAGTCTGATTGCCAGAGGAAGCACTGCTGCCATTTCCAAATAAGCTGCGAGCATTGCCCGCTGCACTTGAATTTGTATAAATGACAGCATCAGCAAAATTAGTCGAAAAGTCAATTCTTATAGAACCAACCAATAACAAATCTTTGCCAGTTTGGGGTATGTTGCTAAAAATCATTTGAGTTCCCCCACCAGAAGGGATGGTTATTGTTCCTGCAAGTGTCATAGCCATTATTAGCTCACTATTCCGTATAGGTAGAAGGTCGAACCGCTAGATAGCGTTTGTGGGCTTACAACAGAAAGCTCAATAGAATTTATTGCCGATGTATTTGCCCAACGACTTGACAAAGCCCAAACAGCAGCATTTGGTCTATTGTGTCTTGAAATTACTGTTTTGTGTTTATCTGTTGCTGAATAATCCATTATTTGAAGAATGTATTGGTCAGCAACTGTGTCAATGCTTTGTTCCCAGATGGCAGTAGCACTGGCATTTGAAGAGCTTGAAGCAGTTGAACCATTACCTTGCATACGAACATAGCTGTAATTAGAACCAGAATCGGAATTGAACCTAACATTGAAAGTTGTGTTCGTGTTTGCAGTTGCACTTGCAACAAGAAGCAAATCTCGATAAGTCGCAGGTATAGAAGAAAAAGTTACGCTTGCAGCACTAGAGGTTAGAACATTACTTGCTATCAAATCATAAGTCGCTGTCATTTTTTATTCCCCTGCCTACTTGATTCCGTATAAAGAAAGGCGAGTCCCAGAGCCGAAATTATCGCTTTGACCAGAAAGTGTAATTGAAGTAACTGCGGCGGTATTATTCCATAAGCCAGATTGCAAATAAATGCGAGTTTCGCTTCCGTCCACTCCACCGCTCAAACTTCTTAGAGTGGTGCTTTTTGAAGATGAACTGAAGTCAAGGATGTCAATTACTGCCGCTCCGGCTATATCTGTTGTTCTTCCAAGAATGTCATACAGTGTAATTTGTGCCTGCGACGAATCGGCCGATGAAGATACCGAAGCTCCGCTTCCTGTTAGCCAATGAACGGCATAATTAGAACCAGAATCAGCATTGAATCTGACGAACAAATTTGTAAAAGAGGCTCCCGATGTTCCAGAGCGACCAGTCAGCCTAATTTGTAAATGCTTGTAAGCAGAATAGGCATTCAGATTGCTAAAAGTTACGCTTGCCGTATTGGTGCTAATGAGCGTAGTTTCAAGACGCACATAATCACTTGCAGCCGCACCGCCACCTGCTCCTGCCACAGCAAGAACTCCTAAAGGAATGGGCATTAGACAGTTATCTTTCCAACTACTCGGTATTCGCCAGAGCCAGTCTTGAATACGGTTGCGGCATTGTATTGCTGGTCCATTTTGAAGGTCACAGCAGTTCCAGCGGTTCCAGCACCCGCCCAGTCAGTCACACCAGTTCCAGCAGCGATAGTCACAGTTCCCGATGAGTTACGCACGATGTCAAGGCGACCACCGATTGATAGGACATCTGGGATTGTGATTGTGTAAGCAGCAGTTCCGTTGGCAATTAGAAGTTCGTTGTTGTCGGCAGCTATAGCAGTGTAAGCGGCGGTAACGGTTGCGACTGGTGAGTTTAGACCTGCGTAGTTCACATTTAGAGTTACTGCACCAGATACACCGCCACCGGTCAAGCCAGTTCCAGCAGTTACCTCAGTAATGTCACCTGGGCTTGAGACATCTGCCCAAGCAGTGCCATAAACCTGAAGGGTGCTTGTATCGGTTAGATAGGACACCATACCTGCGGTCGGGGTGCCGATAGCTGAAGACCGAGCAGCAGTCCCAGAAAAGACCATTACTGATTGGTCCATTAGATAGTCGTTTACATCAGCAGCGCTCAGAATCTCGTTCGCTACAAATACTTTTCTGCCAGCCATAATGTCCTTAGCCTAAATATCCTATGTCTAGTTTACCGAATTCTGCATCGTCTAATACCAAGTATAGGTACTTGATTTCTTGGAATCCGAGGGTTGTTTTGTGGAAACTGGGGGTTACTGCGTGGTCAATCTTGATTACCTGAATGTACTTGACAATAGGGTCGCCAATGCCATTAGGAGTAAAGGATACCTTACAGACGTCACCGATTTCGAGCCCCAAAACCTGCGCCTGTTGGGCTTCACTAAGGTCCTGGAGGTTTAGTTCTAGGCTCTCTACACGGTATTCAGGTTCGGCGTAGAGGTCGGCATAGTAAACAGCCAAATCTACCGACTGCTGGTCTGTAGCGCCTAGTAGGTCTGTCTGGACAAGCTCTCTGGTGCCATAGGTGGATGCCGAAGCGGTATCCGTGGCCACTGCTGTTCCACCGCCCGTATTAGCAATAACTACTCGGTTGAAGAGCAGCTCCGAGCCATAGACAATGCCAATAGCCAAATAGGGGATGCCCGAATCTTGGTCGAAGGTTACTAAGGAGCCTGAGCTTGGAGCCTGAATTCTATTCTTGAAGGCTACTCGACCTTGCTTGTCTACAAACAGCAGCCCAGCTTCCGTGGCGGCTATGTCCTGTAAATACTGTAAAACATTTGTGTTGGTTTCGATTTCCTGAGCACCAGCATTGACAGTTCCAGTCTCTATGTCTCTTAGCTCTGTAGACCAGCCTACGCTTGGGTCACTTAGCGATGATTCTATGCGAGTGCCAGTTAGTTCAACCGTTGGGGTGCCAGCCGTTAGAAACTGCTTGGCAAGAATCGTTGTGGCGTCTAGCGCTTCGGCATCTGCGATGGAATTGCCGTCTGGCGTATAGGTAAGGTTCCAGTCTTCTACCCAGCCCGTAAACTGAATAACAGAGCCACAGGTAACACGAATCTCTCTTCTTGGAATAATGTTACCAGCGAATGGAGAAGCTGCGTAGGTCGGGTCGAAAGCTCTGTCGTGGTTGTTGAACTCGACCACAGCCTGACCAGCAGGAAAGCTAGAAAACCTTCTTGGCTTTCCTCTAGAGATGTTGAAAGACCGAACTCTGTCAGTTACATCGTAAAAAATGGTGCCACCGAGTCTGTAGTCGGTGTTATCCAGTCTTCCAGCAACAGGGTCATCTAATCTAAAAAATGGACCTATTGGGCTATCGGTTAGGTCGAAACCAATCTCTACCTTAGGTTGTGGGATACTCATCGGCCAAACATCTCAAACTGAATACTTGGGTTAGCGGCATTAGCAGCTGCCACGCCGTCAGTAAACGCCAAGCCTTCTGCGTAGGCAGTGGACTTGTTACCAGTGCTTTGTACTGTCACATTGTATGTATTATTCACGGTTGGGCTTCCAGTTGCAATAGCCCTAGCGGTCAATTCGGCGGTGCTTAGTCCCTTGGCAATGCCCGAGAGGTCAAATTGACCACCCTTTAGAATGTCTGCTCGCAAGGCGCTAACTACGTCTATCTTGCTTTGAATACCTGCCTTTGTGGTGGCAGAAGTAACTTTGCCAAGAGCCGTGCTAGCGTTAGCAATGTAGGCATTTAGCTGCTTTAGGCCCTCCATATCAATAGTTGGCATCTCTGGAACAGCAGCCTGAGCAGCATCGGCAGCGGCCTTAGCAGCAGCTACTGGCTTCTCGATAGCAATATTTAGGCGAGAAGTGAATTCCTTGCTAAACGCATCCGCCATATCCCTTGCCAGCTGAAGCAGCTTCTCTTGCTCTGAAGCAAGACCAGCCAGTAGGCCATTGGACATATCAATTCCAGCGCCATACATTGTGGCGGCAACTTCTTCACCGAGTTCGGCTCCAAGCGCATTGATTTCGGTAAATAGCCCATTGATTTCATTGATTGTCTCTGAGCCACCGTCTACCAGCGCCTGAGCAGTTTCACCACCAGCTACGACACCAGCCTTGACCAGCTGGTCGAATAGCATTGGGTCTAGGCCCATAGACCTTAGCTTTTGAAGATTTGTGGCGAAGTCACGGGACTTTTGAGCCATATCACGGAAGCCTTGAAGTAGCCCAGCAGTCTTGTCTTGAACTTTTTCTACGGTTTCTTCATAGCTCTTACTTACTGTAATTTCAAACTCACGGAGCGAGTTACCGAGCTTGGCAATGCCTCGCTGGACCTCTGTTACAGTGCGCTTTTCGGTTTCATTTTTTAGTTGTCCGAACAGGGTGGTAAGTTGTAGAGCCGCCGATAGTGCGCCCTTGTATTCCGAGATTAGCGCTTCGGAAAGCTGGTATCTCTTGGCTAGGTCATCACGAGCTTTAGCTAGACGGCGTAGTTCGAACTCTTCGGCAGCTACAAAAGCAGATAGCTTTTCAAAATCATTCTTGAAGATAAGTTCGCTACGGAAAGCGGTCTTGAGCTCTGACCGAATACGCTCGACCGAACCAATAACAGCCGCTTCAAACTTGCCGACTTCTTCTTCAACATTTGGAAGAATCTCAATAGTATTGAAATCTTCAAGTCTTTCCAAGAAGTTATCTGCTGCTTGTCTGGCTCTTTCATAGGCAGCTTTTAGTTCATCTGCGAGTCTTTGAGCCTCGTCAATTTCTTTTTGCTTTTGTTTGAGGAACTCGTCAATCTGTTTTTGCTGAGCTTCTTCTAACGCTCTAGTTGCATCAGCTACTTCGTCAATACCAGTCTTAGTGCGGTTGAACTCAGCTTGAAGTCTTCTTAGACCAGATACGCCATTACGAATAACACGCTGGAATACCTTCTCCCAACCGTCTGCGCCCACAATAGCTTCAATAAGTCCTTCGGAAGCGCCCATCTTACGTAGGCGGCGGCGAGCAGATTCCTTAGCTACTTCGTCATCAATGCTTTCAAAGAATCCACCTACAGCGTCTTTTACAGCACCGCCAGTGTCTGTTTTTAGACCATCTAGCAATGACTGTAGTGTTGCCTGAGCTGCACCGATTGTGGCAAGACCTGTTACCGAAGCAACCTTAGAAATGTCAATTGCCGTAATCTTTGCCAGATAAGAAATCTGACCGAATATCTTGGCCCAGTCAGGTCGAGTAAGCACTGCTTCAATTTGTGCTGCTGACAAACCGATTTCTTCAAGTGCGGCAGCGGCTTCGCTCTTCTTAGCCTCTTCTTCAATTTCTCTAAAGATAAGCGCTAAGCCGTCCAGCTTGCCTTCAGTGTCTTCGCTCTTTAGCCCAAGTCTGTCGAGGGTGTTTATGTAAACATTTGTTTCTTTTGCTACTTCTTGAGCCTTTAGAGCAGCTTTGATTTGAGCAGAGCTTATTCTTTCTAGCGAATTGAAGCCAGTGTCCCCAGCTTTGTCCCAACTGCCGCTTTGTACGTTTAGGGCATAGGTTCCTCGCTCGACAAGATTGATAAATTTATCAAATGACTTTTCGGCAGTTTCCCCATAAAGATTTAGCAGTTGTAGAGTAAGCGGAGCATTTTCTTTGAGCCAGTCTGTAAATCCGCTACCGTCAAAGCCCATAAGCTTGCTTGAAAGTACGCCTATGCCAGCAATAAGGAAGTCAATAGCTGAATTGATTGCCTTGATTCCATTGGCCATAATTTCTAGCCTTGGAGCCAAACTGGATGTGATTGCCCCAGCCAAAGAGCCCAAGACGCCAATAAGCGGCTCTAGCAAGGAAACAAGTTGAATTACCAAGCGACCAAGCGCACTAAACAGCGGTACTAACTTGTCAATGCCCACTGCTAGGGCTTCAGAGAGGTCTACGAGGTCAGGACCCTCTTGTTTGACCAAATCCGCAAAGGCATTATTTACGGCCGCTAGAGGGGCTTGTAGGGGCTGTCCAAAGGCAATCTGAAGGTTTATTAGACCAGCTTCTAGCCTCTTTTGTGACGCATACAAAGTATCGGTGGCTCTAGCAAAAGCTCCTACTGCATCTTTACCACGGCTAAACAAGAAATCAAGCGTGATGATTGCTTCAGCATTTTCTCTAGCTGCACCCTCAAGGTCGCCAAGTCCCTTAGCCAGCAACTCGGCATTGATTTCGGATTGCTTCATTGCAACACCGAACTTTTCAATCGGGTCAAACTCACCACGGAATAGGGCTGTTACGGCAAGCAAGGCTTCTTGGACGTCATATCCATAAGTCGTGGCAAGGTCTTGAGCTAGCTTGACAATACGTTGAGTAGCGCCAGCAGCTTGTTCGACATTGAATCCATACTGCTTTAGAACGGAACCAATAAAGATAGATGCCTGAGCGGCTTGAGCCTGAGCAATACCATAATTTTCAACAGCTTTTGTAAAGGTTTGCAGCTGTGGGGTCATATTCTCGAACACCTGCGAGAGGGCGAGCATATTTCTTTCGTATTGCTGCGTTACGTTTACCGCACCAACTAAGAACTCTCTTGTGCCAGCTAAAGCTTGGAAGGCGGAAAAGGCACCAGCAGCTTGACCGATGTTTCCAGCTAGCGCATTGAAATCTTTACCAAGTCCACCGATAGCATTACGAGCAGCATTGACACCAGCTGACCGAAACAGCGTGATAATCGGGAGAATTAGGGACTGTAATGCCATTAGCTCTGCATCCTTTGATTGAGCATAGTAATAGTTTCATTTAGAAGTTTAGAGGCTTTTTCCCTATGTCTAGGCTGATATTTCAGCATTGTCGGCCACGCATAGCGAGATGGACTGCTTTTCTGCTTAGCACTAGCTGAGCTATTTAGGGCTCTTAGCCAATTGTCCACATTGTCTTCATTGACCCTGTGGCGGCGAGTTACTACGCCTCGACCAAACAGATTTATCTGGTATTCACGGCTAAGCTCTCCGCTTGCTTTTCTTGCTTTGCCGCTCTTGCCAGCCATATCTGCCACAATGTAGGCAGGTGCGGTTATTCTGACTCGAACTATAGACAGAGCGCCATCTTGCCCTTGTGCAACTTTGAAGAAATCCTTTTGAGCATTACGATTTTTGTAATTCAACTGAATAGCTTTACGTGTGCTCATAGTTCGAGCATTTATCCAGCTCAAGTGCCCACGGTCAGATGTGCTCATTCGGTCATAAGTACGTAAAGTAGCGCTTCTGTGGGCTGTCTTCTTGGATTTAGGCGGTCCTAGTGGTCCGAAGGCATTGATATTGTGAAAAGCCCTTTCAACGGCATCTCGAGCTGGTTCACCTATGAATTTAGCCTTATTACGAAATTGCTTGATAGCCTCTGGACCGAGTGCCCTTAGCTGATTTTCTAGGTCTATAAAGTTACTAACCTCAAAGCCAGCTGAGCGATTATCCATTTTGAGAATAGCAAGAGCTGCAAAGTTTCCAATGGGTATGCGTTTGCCAGCTGCAACGGCTCTGACATTACCGAAACCGACTAGGGCTCCTCTTAGGTATGTTTGGACAAGTCCGCCAAAAATACCTGCAATGAGCATTGAAACCACCTATCGTTCTAATAATTTTACCCTAAAGAAAACGGCCCCCGAAGGGGCCGCCTCTTATTTTTTATTTTTAGCTACTATCCAGCGATACATAGTCCACAGCATCCTGTCGTCCAGAGCCAGAAGCTCTCTAGGCGAGATGCCAGTTTCAACAGCTAGGGCTGCAACGAACCAGTGGGCAGATTCGTCTCCTAGACCCTTTATTTTGGGTCTGTTTCAGCCTCGCCAACGGTGTCTACTGTTGCCAGCCAGTCTTCGTAAGACAGCTTTGTGTTCTTAGTCCGTTGTTCGCTGTGCCACGCCAAGAACAGCAAGTGTCCGAGGCGTTGCTCTGTTGCCAATCTTCCAACTGAAAGATTGAACTTGTCCTCAAAGGCAACTAGGTCAGGGGTACTGGCCGTAATTTCCTTCTTGGTACCGTCTGCGAAAGTAATTACTAGGTTGAATCGCATTTATTTTCCTTTGTTAGGCAGTAGCGTAGGTTACAGCACCAGTAGTCGGGAAAGACACTGAGAATGTAGCCAAGTCGCCAACTGCACCGCTTACTGGGGTGAAGCTGTTGATTAGAACAGTAGCAGTGTACTGAGGTGTTGCGGAAGAAGCGGCGGTGCCGTTTCCTGCAATCAAAGTTACTGTACCAATGGTTCCGACTAGTGGCTGAAGCAGCCTGGAAACTGCGCCAGTTCCGAAGTCAGAGTGGAAGTCTAGGGATACGGTGCCTGACTTTAGGCCTCCGATTACCTCGGTCCAACCAGCGCTACCGAAATCGGTAACGTCTACTTCGGCGGCGTTTATCACCAGTTCTGCACGAGCACACGAACTGGAGATGTCAGAGCCGTTCAGCGTGACTGCGTTGGTAGTCACTACGAATTTAGCCATATTTATTTCTCCTTATGCAAAGACGGTGACTGTGAATTCAGCCGCCAGATAGATTTGGTCATTTATTGTTATTGAGCCCACGACATTGCTGCGCTCAACCCGAAGGTCGTACGCCTCTCCGCCGAGAGTTCTCTCTGATTCTATCGCAACTTTCACTGATTGCTCCCCAGTGGGCTGCACATAGGCATCGAGCTTTCGTTGCATACTGCGCTCTGCGGCCCTGCCGACAATCACAGTCACAAGAAAGTTGTATCTAGTCAAGCCCCCATTGAAGGCTTCGTTGTAATCAATAGTGTCTAGATTGATAATCCCGATAGGAGGCGATGGATTGTCTGGAATTTCAGCCGAGGCTCGTAGCCCGTCAATGGTGCTGAGGTTTCTGGCTAGGCCATCCCTCATTGCACTAATGTCGTTCACTAGGCCATCCTAATTTTGCGGTAAGGACCAAGCAAGGACTCGATGTCGGGGTCTACTCGGCTTACTCTGACAACACCGATTTCACCGAATCCAGCAACACCTAGAGGGCTGTCATAGCGCTTGAACTGACGGACTGCCATCAGGTTACAAGCTTGTCTGATGTCGGTTGGAATAGCAGTGCCATAACCGAATACGCCAGTTACTTCAACAGTAGCCTCGCCAGTAGAGTCTGGGAAGTTTACGGTTGGGAAAAGATAGTCGCCAACTGCCCGAATCTGGGTGTATGGAGTGTAGGAGCCGCCAGCAATGCCGTTTAGCGGCTCTAGCTGATAATCATTGGAGTCCCAAGTAATGTCAAATACGCCATCGGCGTCTGAGCTGGACTTTAGGGTTGTTAGCGACACAAGGTCGTCAATCTCTGTTACATAGGAATCATTTGGCACATAAATACGGGTTGCCGTAGAAACGGTAAAGACTCGCTCGCAGTGACTATCAATCTGCCTCGAAGCAGCCTCGATACAGGTTTCCAGCAGGTTGTCATCTACGGAATCTGTGATTCTAAGAATACTTTTGACCTCAGATAGGGTCGTATAACCTCGTGTAATCGCCATATATCTAGTCTACCTTCATTCGCCTTTTTATCTCCGTAGAGCTGATTCCAGCGGTATACGGGATATACATCAGAGAAATTCTATGGTCATCTAGCCAGTCCTGGTCAAAGCCCATCTGCTTGTAGTAATCCTTGCGAGCCCAATCCGAACCAATGGCAATGATGTCTGGTTTGACACCCAGGATGCTTGGCTTGGAATCTACCCCACCCTCGTTTGGAACGATGCAATCGACATAGCGACAAGCTGCCAGAACCTCGAACCTGTCCTGATAGCTGAGCACTGGGGGTTTGCCCTTGTAGGTGGCTATAAACTCATCGGTATTGAGGCTTACCCAGACCTCTCCGAGCTCTGCGCACTTCCTAAGGAAGTTTATGTGCCCTGCGTGGAATAAATCAAAGGTTCCACCTGTATAAATCTTTAGTCCCATCGGTTTTCTCTCCTAATTCGTAGGCTCCAGCCTATTTCGTTGGTATTGGTTTCGTCTAGCTTTTTTTGTAGTAATTTCTGATTCTTGCTGAAGGTTACCTGGTTCTGATGGTGGAATCCGCTGTGAAGCGTAGACGAGTTGTCGTGATGCACTGTGGCAGGTATGTGATGGAACCCCACCCCGAGCATATCCATCCGCCATTCGTAGTCATTGTCGTCAAAGTAGATGGGATGGAACGCTTCATCCCATAATCCAGCGGTTCCTACTGAGCCTTCGGTTGGAATGACGCAAGACCACTTGGGATTTACATTTACAAAATTGAATTTTGTTTTATCCACCTGTTCGGCAATAATTTTGAGGGCTCCTGGCTCAAACCAGCAGTCATCATTTGGAATTACCCAGTAAGGGGCGAATGGAGTGGCTTTGATAATCAAATTCCAAGCACCATTGGCACCGAGTCCGTGTGGCAATCGAATTACCCAAAGGTCCTGCACAAATTCATTGGGTTCTGGTATCCAGCTACGCTTGCCCGAGTTATCTACAATGACAACCTTTTCAACTGGATAATCGATGGAATCCAGAAGCCTTTGGGCTAAGTCAAACTTACTTAGAGTGGCAAAGCCCAAGACTGGTATCACGCAAAGACCTTCTGGAAGAAGGGCACCCATTTTTCTCGCCAAAGCAGGTCAGAATCGAACTGCTTAGCAAAGTCGATAGCGGTCTGGCTTGTGCCTCTTTCGGTGTGATAGGCGTCTTCTAGCGCCTTGACAATTCCGTTTACTGATGGAATCGAGAAAAACGATGACTGAGCTTCATCCCAGAATGGCTGGCCATCTACTTTCCAGCTATCAGCCGATGCTAGGTCCTTAGAGGCGGCAAAGTTGCTTGTAATGACCCTTGTACCGCAAGCCTGAGCTTCAACGGTTGGAACACCGAAACCTTCTCCATAAGAAGTGCTTAGGAGCACATCCATAGCAGTATAAAAACCAGCCAAAGTCTCTAGCGGATAGCCAGTTCTTAGCAAGTCTCTATCTGGAAGCAAGACAGCGCTTTTATCTAGCCCTACGGCCTTGAGTAAAGCACCCAGGTCGAATCCCGAATAAACCCTAGAAGGCTCTGCGTGAATGTAAAGCTGTGAGTTTGGGTATTTCTTGTGGAAGATGCTAAAGGCCAGTAGGTTTTCAGCAAAGGCCTTTCTGTGAATTTGACCGTTCGCTTTATTAGCGGCTACGATTCCGACCAAAAAGGCATCGTCTGGAACGCCCATATATTCTTTAGCTGAAAAGCCTTCTATCGTAGGGGTTGGCTTCATAACGCTTAGGTCTACGCCGTGAGGGATGTAGACCGAATCTATGCCCACAGAATCCAACTGTTCTTTGCCAAATGGAGACATAGTTACAGCTCTAACATTTTCTTTTTTTAGAAACTGTAGGACGCTTGGCGGAGGCGTGATGTGGTCCAATGGAACCCAAGAAATAATCTCATTGTCAAACTTCATATCGTTATAGACCCAGACATCATAAAGGGTCATTAGGACTGTTTTCCTATCAGGGTTCTTAGAGGCAAAATCGTTATACCAAACTGGTATTACGTCAGCTGAATAAAGCGTGTGACCTCTTGGATAGTGAGGCACTTGCTCTCCAGCGATTGTAAGTGTTTCGTGGCGACCTTCTAGGCCGTAGTTGGAAAGAGCAGCAAACTTCATACCAGACCGAATCATATTCTCGGCTAGAAGCTGCCCCTGGACGCCATACCCCGTAGGAGCGCCTGGACTGTTAGATGCGAGGGCTACTGCCCCATTGATGCTAGGTTGTTTGGACATAGCTTCACCATAGCAAAAAGAAACCCCCCT